GCCGGTTTACACGGCGGGCAGACACTGGCACCCGAAGGATTTCGTTCTGCCCTGTGGGAAGTAACCTACAAAAGATAGTACATATTTATACCCAATTGGTAGTGGACTGATATCAGGGTGAGGCCCATCCAACTCACACGCCGGCGGCTGGCAAGCCCTGAATGCGGTACCATGGGATGACAGTATGGCCACTGCAAAGGCCCTAGTTACAAGTTCTAGGAAACTCACACAATGCACAAACTTAGTACGTGGTCATGGCTGCACCATAACCACTATTAACATAATAAGTAGCAGAGACGCGGGTGAACACAAGCGTAATGACTTCAAGATTAGCGATAGTGACAGTAGAAAAAGTGAACCTGTATTTCCCAAGATTCGTAGTGATTTTAACAATGCTATTAACAATACGATCAGTGGTGCTTGTGGAACCGGAAGCAAAACCAACTCCACCAGACACAGCAACTGCAAGACCAGGTGTGCCAGCACCCGTATCATTAATAGCTCCGACAACGCTATAATAGCCTTGGGGCAATGTAACCTCCATGACCGTAGTACTAGAAGTTGACACAAGTTGACCCACAACGGGGCCAACCACAAGTAGGTTGGAAAAAGCCGCTACAGGGATGGTACCAGCACCATTGGTAAACTGCATAGTGGAAAATATGGCTTGTTGAGCATCAATCAATTCAACAACATACTCAACAATAACATCAGCAAGAGCAGCACTAGTAGCAGCAATGGTATCAGACATGAGTGTAACTTGCCCACAATCAATCAATTTAGAATCAGTGGTGGTGTGGGAATTAACAAACCTAGATTTGGCATCAACCGGAATGGACAAGGTTGTAGAATCCCAAGGAGCACACTCTGTGTGATGGGTCATGGCAAAGAACTCATTCCTATCAGCGGGTGCAAGATCAGTCGAATCATAGTCGTAACCTAGTCCAATACGACCACCTACAGTGGTGGGTTGGTTGGATACTAAGTGAAATTTAAGCATCTTGAATCGATACTGATCAAAATTACCAGCCAATGTAGATAACCAAGGGAAAGTACTAGACTTCCCTGGGTTTATGGTAAGATCAATAGCACTATACGCAAGAGTGGTTGCGCTAGACACTAGCTGAGTTATGAGTTCTTTATGAGAAATAACAATACCAAGAGACCCAGAAGAAAATTTAGGCTTACTAGTAGCGCTAATACGTCTTGAAACCGAAGTTGGGGCAAGTCTAGTAGTGCCAATAGTACCGCCACGTTGCATGGTAGATCGTAAAACATTTTTACCACGACGAGACATCACGTAGACTCCTTGTTTAGGCTGGTCTAAGGTAACAGTCTTGGAAATTTCTGTGTTGCCAGGTACCAGAGAAACACGAACGTAAGGAGTGTTGTAATAAAAATCGGATTCACCTGGAGGTGCCTTGGTGACTAAAGTTCCGTTACGAGAAAAGACCTCAGAAGCGGGCACAGGAGTACCGGCAGGAGTAGTATATGATAAACTGGTCTTATTTGAAGGAACTAACACGTCCTTTGTACGAACGTTAGGAGTAGAAGTGGGTGTGTAGGAAGATGTAGGAACACGCGTGGCAGGTTTACGTTTCCGTAGGGGAAAAGGAGTTGTAGTAACAGGCGGGCGCGTAGTTCTAGGTTTAGGCACAACACCACCAACAATCCTGGACAGAGTTCCAAGTGATTCTAACAAGGGACGCCTAGGCTTGGGATGATCAAGTTGCAAAGGAGGCGAAGTACCCTTAGGTCGATTGTTGTAAACTATCAGTTGTTTTGAAGCAGCGGAATCACTTAGTGGGGGAGGCAAATCAGCACTATCGTAATCGTAAATTATGTGTTCTTTAAAAGGTGTAATAGCAATCCTGCGTCTAATTTTAGGCATTGGACATATTTAATATGGGATCCCACAAACTAATGGGACTGATCATCCCCCAGAACTAATCGTTTCACCGTGCAGTCTCTTGGCTTTTATATTAGCCCATCAAATTGGATTTGGTGAATTAACTGGGGGACCCCAAACGATTATGGAAAGGCCAATCTGGGCTCAAATGAACCCAGCTCGGCAGAGATGTACATATCGTCATAGTACTTCTCCAAACAAATCTGCTCATCGGGCGTAATATCGAAGGCTTCCCAAAAACTACACCTGGTTTGGGGTGCCACGATAGAGGCAGACCGGGAACCACCGGTGAAACTAAAACTCCAAGGTTTCAGTTCATCAGCAACCCTACGCTTCTTCCCTGATCGTACAAACAACTGATAAAAGGACTGGAAAATAGGCATTCCACCCGCAATCGAAATTCCACCAACACCAACAGCATCGAGCCAACCACAAAAATGTGGTGCACCCTGCCATGGATTGAGCATAGTGGAATCCTTGGCTAAAGCGGTAACAGGATTACGACACATAGTGTACCTGTAACCGTCGAAGACAGGTTTCGTCTGACAAAACTCCAGTTTTTCAAAAACATACACTGGGTCTTCAACAGCCATGTTGAAGCCCAATGTTAGGAACCACTCTTTGAGACCCGCGGAAAACTTTGCTAAATCATCACGCTCCATAAAAACCACACAATCATCACCGTTGTTGGCAAGACTGCCAACAATGGAACGTTCTCTCAAGTATGTCCAAATCATGCCACACATGAGGATACAATTACCTAAAGAGGTATTCATATCCCCACTCATGCGCGTGCCCTCTATGGTGTAAGAGAGCTCGCCATCAGGGGCATACCCGGTGCAGTGGTTAACCAATTGGTATCTAAGGAGGGAGGCAAGTTTGGAAGCGTCTTTCTTGGAATAAAAACAGTGCGGATAGATTGAATGTTCAAACTTCAGAGCGTCAACACTAACATGTTGATCGAACCGAGAAGCATCCAACCCTACAGCAACTGGCTCACGAAACATATCCCAC